GCTCTGGAGATTCTATCCAAGTGCGGATTGATCTGGATATTTGCTTGTCTGTCGATGAAGTTAGCCCCTGTCGCGTTACGTAGAGCCCCTGCCACCCCTTTACCAGTGACATTTCCAAGGTTAATGTCGTTTAGAGCTAAGGCTTTCTCGCCATATCCGGTTAAAGCGAACTCTTCACTCTCCCCAAATTGACCTAAGTAAGGTATCTGAGACATTTTTACGTCGTTTACGTCTTCTACTGGAAGCAAGGCTCCAGGTTTTAGCTTAAAAGTATCCGGCTTGAACGAGGATCCGGCTCGATAGAAGCCAAATTGCATCGAGGACAACATTCCATTGTCCATTTTCAAGTTGTGCATCGCGTCGATGTGGTTGTTTAGAGAGAAAAGAAGCTCCCCACAACCAATACCGAAGGCTCTCTCCTTTGAAGGCATGAAGTCTGCCTTGTAGATAGGTCTTCTACCACTAGGAGCGATGCGGTGAAGGTAAGTCCACCCTAAAATGATGTCCAATTCACCATGAAACCAGATAACAATCTCTTCAGGCATCTTGTCGATGTCCTCAAAGTCCTCATCCTTAACGTCTTTATCAATATAGGCTCGACCATACCACTCATATACGGTATGTTCCTGGATATCGTTAGATCTAGATGCGCCGGATCTATCTCGATTTATACCTTCGAGTCTTTCGGTGCGTCTTTTATGCTCTCCGCGAGTCTCACTGTCTTGCTCTAGAGGACGTTTTCGCATCTCTAAAGCCTCTTCCACTTTATCTTTATCGAATCTTCCGGTCTTTGCTCGAAGTTTTAAGTCATCGTCTCTTAGGATGACTCTATGAGCTACCCAGGGAGCCTCTTGAGGGTCAGAGTATCCTGGAGGCATCAACAAATCGTCATTCCCGATCACGCCTACTCGCGGAGCGGAGTTTCGAACGGTTCTCTTTACATTTTTCACCTTCGCTTCGGCTTCATTAGGCCCCTCAGCGATTTCTGCGTCCTCTTCATCCACAAAAATGGATGGATCGCCCTCGGTTTCAGTGACTTCGACGTCTAGATCTAGATATTTATTCTCCCAAACGTCCCAAGTCAGCTTAAGTGCGCTTGATCCGTCTTCGGATATGTCTTGGAGCCACTTATCTAGAGAATCCCTGAAGCCTTGACCTCTATTCATCCACTTTGTTAGGCCCCAGTTCATGAAATTCTTGACGACTTCTTCTTTTTCCTGAAAAGCCACATTCGTAGCCTCTACACTGAAGAGATTACGAGCTGAGAAAGTCTGAAATAAGCGTGCGTGCATCCCTTTTGCCATAATTAGGGTGTAAGGGACGTGAAGATCACTAGCATTCTCAAAGTGACCCTCTTGAAAGCGATATTGTAGATCTCTAATACCTAACATCCACTGACTTCTTCTCTCGAAGTAGTCATAATGAGTGTCTGTGAATCTATCGATGTCGTCTCGGATTAGTCTTTCAAGGTAGTCGGTGTCGATTTGATTTAATTCATCCCTTTTTTCTTCACCCGGCTTGTCTACGAATTTACTTTCGATACTCAAGGCGTTTATCTCCGTAGATAGGAATGTTCTTTAGGTCGATCATTTCGAGTATCTTGTCCTTTTTTAGACCCAAGGACAAGACATACTTGCATGATAGTGTCTAGGATATCATCATTTTCTTTTTCTGGTTGGTTTTTATACTGGTTCTTTCTTGCCCCCCTCATCTTCGACCAAACGTAATGCTCAATCTCGTAGATGAATCTCTTATTCTCAGGGATATCGAAAGCCATAAACATGGGGCGCTTGCCGTACTTGGTATCCTTGACCTTCAGCCAGTCTTTAAAGATTGCAATCTTATCATCTACATTCTTAGGCGCAGGCTTAAAACGAGGAATAGTAGGAGTAACATGATGATTTAACTCATCAAGAATTGTGACAGCCCTACCAGAAGCTCCTTTCTTAATCATAGACTCTACATTCGAGTAGTTATCGATGTAGCAAGCTCTGATTCTAGGTTTTGAGTCTTCCCTATCTAGAACTATTTGATCCTTAGTCCAAAGGATATGCTGAGCAATACCTTCAGCCACATCGTCTACAAGGTCTGACGTTAAGAGAATTACATTTCCCGAAGGAGTAAGTCCTAGAAACGATATAGCCCAGGGTTTTCTAGGATGGGGATCCACAGATATTATGATGTCCCAGGTATGAGGCCACGGAAATTGGTTTATTAAGTGATCTTTTCTCGACCATTGTTTGAAGATAAGCCCACTCATGTGAAGGAACTTACCTTTCTCTCGAGCTTCGCGCTCTTCAGGGTCAATAGTGTCTAGGAATTCCTCGATTCTACGAAGTCCTGTCTTCTCGTCACCCTCTCCAAGGTTTTTGGCGTTCTTTTTGATGTCAACGTAGGCGTACCAGTAAAGACCTTTACGATCGTTGATGTCCGCCTTCATGCAAAGGTCGTGCATCCACGGCTCGACGATGGGAGTCCCTGTGATCCAGGCAACCCCTTCTCTATCTGTGAGACCACGCCATACGGCGTCGAAGATAGCTTTCGGCGGAGGTTCGTCAAACCAGGCCCAGTCGTAGTCGGATCCTTCGAAGACCTTGATAGCTTGGTCGTGAGATTTGACGTCAATCGTCGATCCATTTTTAAGTAAGTACTTTGCGATAGCGTGAGTTTGGTTCTTCTCCGTACCCACAATGATTCCGGGCTCAAACCACTCCTCGATCTTCGGCATGATGATATCTCTGGCGTGAGTCTGAAAGTCTTGGAGGATGATACATCCTTTAGACGGTGCGCGGACTTCCTGGAACGGATGGTTTCCGGTCCCTCGCCATCTCGCCTCGTTAACTCCGGCGGTTGTCTTACCTGAACGGTTTCCTCCGAAGAAGAGCCTGATACGATTTGTCGCTTTATGGAATTCGATCTGCTCGTCGTGAGCGTTCTCCAAATAGATATCACCTTTGGAGTAGCTTAGAGCTTCAATATGTTTATCCATCGCTTGATGGATCTGTAGTAACTCTTCATCCGAGTAGCTCTCGAGCTCCTCTTCACTGAGAACTAGCTGGTCCATTCAGTGAACTTTCTCATCTCTTTGAGGACTTTATCCACATACTTCTGGTTTTTAAATTTACCAGTTAGTAGTGAGCGCCTTGGAGATCCTTGGTTATAGGCTGAGATCAAAGCATCTTGGTCTTTGATCTCCCAACGCTGTCTTAAGTTGTCGAGGTGTTCGACCCCCGCCAACACGTTGTAGAATTCATGGAATGCTACGTCGGGGAGAACTCGGCCTATATTCGGAAGAGTCTCACGGAAGACCGACCCCATAACTTGCATATATCCGTAGCTGAATTTCTGGAGCTCTCTTTCAGTATCCGTACTGCATAGCTCGCTTCTGTAGAAGTCCGGACGAAATAGCCACCTGTAATTCTTCTCGTATCGAATAGCATACCGGCGACCTCCAGACTCCACTTGAATAATCGCAGCGACTAACTCTAAGCTGATAAGGTCATCAGTCACATTTGAGTATTCGAGGATGCGGCGTATCGTTATACCGCTCAAGCCATAACCTTTTAAGCGCACTTCGGCCTTTAGTTCAGATTGGGCTCCTCTAACTATCATTCTAGAATCGAATCCTTTATAGAAACCCCGACACTTTTCTTTGGTAAAGATAGAGGTGAGAAGCATGACTTTACTTCCAAATTCTCAAGCGAGACACCTTTACGATATCCGCCATCTTCTTTATCCATAATCGCGACGCCGACGGGAACTCCTTTGACGCCGAAATTCTTAATGGTGACTCCATCAGCCCGGACAACAATAGCCGCTGTCGAAGATCCAAGGAAGCTACAAGATCCGCCTCCCTTCCAAACATGGAGAGTACCTTTGTAATCATACGTCCCCGCCTTCTCCAGAACTATCGGACGGTGTAGATTCTTCACCTTCGATGAAAATTTCGTCGGTGTCACAATCGGAGCCAGCGGGGTCTTCTGAGACTGACATCCCAGAACGAGCAATAGTGGCATCAATAACGTCATCTTTAAGTTTTTCATTTACCTTCCCGTTAATTGTAATATTAGCTTTACGAGCCTTCGACCGAATCATACTCATAATCTCTCGGCGCGTTGCTTTAGGATCCAACCCGCCGTGCATGTGAGCGTGCTTTTGAACCTTACCATAACCGGCTCGATCCAGTAGATCTTGAGCGATATCAACCTTAAGCTTATCTGATTCAGTTTTCTCGGAAGTGATTAATAGATTTTTAATCATTTGAGGAGCGAGCTGTCGGAGAAATGCTGGGAGATCTAAAGTCCCTTGACCTAGCTTCTCGAGATCTTTCTCATACTTCTCGAGATATCTCTTCTGCTCAAGGGCTGCGATGAGTCGCATCTCCTCGCCGTCATGTCGCCTATTCGACTGGACTTTAGTGCCCAGGTCGTTTTCAAATACGCTGCCTTTAGCCACGTTACTCTCCTCGGAGTTCACGACTCATCGCCGCTGGCCTCTCGCAGCCATACACCGTGAGGTGCGGTTAAGTAGTTCTACTTAGAGCTTCTAGCTTTAAGGAATTTCTTTCTCGCAGCTCCAGAGGCTTTGCGAGCTTTCTTTTTCTCTTCGCTAGATGAGGTAGAGAATCCGCCGAAAGCAGCCGCAATACTAGACGCCGCTCTTTTTCTCGCCTTAGAAACTTTCTTCTTTTTCTTGGTAGCCATGACTACTCCTATTTCTTTTTAGCTCTTGAGACCTTTTTCTTTGCTTTCTTCTTGAAGGCTCTCATCTCAGCTTCAGTCGGAGCAGCGCCTACTTTAGATCTAAGTCTCTTCTCGTCTCTGGCTTCTTTCGCGGGATTTCTACCGCGAAGAGAGCTCGGGAGGAGGCTAGATGTTTTCTTCTTCTTTTTCTTGGTAGCCATTTTCTTACCTTCCATCAATCTTGTGAAATTGTTTGATCTCATTGGCATGTCGGGTCTTCTCCGAATATCTTTACCTTAGAGTACCTAAACTTGGAGGCCTCTCTCAAGGTTTAACTTCATAACCTCTGAGGGACTAAAGGTGCGGACCGTCGGAGAACACTCATGCTCGAAGCCATCATCCACGTTAAACCATTTTCTAGGATAGGTACCATCTTCCTCAAGCCATCGAAGTTGTGTAATCCTCTCGTTACAGTGAATACACTTTCTGACTTTAAAATTGGGAGACTTAGGTCTTTTAAACCTTCTCTTTTCCATAGCTGTCCTCAGTTCTGATCTTGAAATATCAAAACAGGTAGAAAATTGCGAACTCGAAATTTGTGATGGGTGTCTTTTGAAAAAGAGGCCGGGGGTCTTTAAAAATTGGGTAGGGGTGGGTTGTTAGGGCTCTAAGCTAATATTAGGGAATATTAGGTTGTAGGCCTAACCTCCAAACTCTTAGAGGGTCAAGGGTTTGGAGTAAGGAGTTAGTGATTACAGTGGGTTGCGAGGGGTGAATTGTGGGAAATTTGTGGTTATAGGGAACCCTTAAATTTTCATTGGGGTGGGGTGGGTGTGGGCGGGCGCACCCCCTGATAGGTAGAGACTTCCAGCTAGTGATTGCAGTAGCTTACGATCTACTAGTTACAATCTACTAGTTAGTACTAACTATTATGCGAGCTGAGCTGCAGTAGATTGTAAGGGGCTCAAGGCTTTAGGCTTTGGGGGCTCTCGATATCCTGGTGATATCGTTGGGTGTGTCTCAAAAGGGTAGAAAGCGGACAGCTTTCCTAGCTCTGGTTGGTGCTTTAGTTCGGTGCTTAAATAAAATACTTTAGGGCCGAGATCGATCAATAGCTTAAGACTTGAACAGAAGCACAGGATCAAAAGCTTAAGACTTGAACAGAGACTTGAACCGAAGCGCAGTCTCAAAAGCTTAAGACTTGACCGCCACCATACAAATAATCCCATACAAATATCTAGTTAACTACTCAAAGCCAGGGCTTTCAATTAAGCCTATAGCTATATAGCTGCGAGTCTAGAAGAGTGCAGATATTTGCACCTTTATTTAATTGAATGAATTTCAACATAAATTCCCTAAGTAATTACAGCGAGATACAAATTAATTCTAAAGAGCTTAAGGTTTTACTTTTGTATTACGAT